CCCTACAAAGCTATAAACTGGATGGTCTTTAAACTGCGCTTGAGTAACTCTGTTTCCTGTATAAAAGCTATATGCTTGCCTTGCGTAAGGCTCTACATCACGACCCCATTTAAGCGCGTAGGAATCCATGCCAGTATCAATATAATCATTGGTTAAACGCTCAACTACGATCTGATTGATTAGGTCTGTGTAAGCCTTATTTCCTTTAGCTAATACATCTACAAAGCGAGAGCCAGTAAACTTTCCAGCACGCGCCTTGTACCAATCTTCGGTTCTTTGCTCTGGGCTGATTAGATTCTGGTTCTCAAACATTATTGCTCTGCCTCTGCTTCTTTCATTTGATCTACAAAGTCAGCATCAACCGCAGGCTTTTGGCTAAGGTCTGCTTCCTCGGCTTTAGCTAATATTCTTAGGTATTCAGGCTCACCAATAAGCACTCTTTCTTCACGCGCTGTTTTTTTCCATTGGTTCAAGAATGGCGCACTACCTTTTGCGGCAAATGCTTCAAGTGCGTTAATCAATCCTGCGCGTTGCTCTTCTTGGCCTGAATCAATTACACGGCCTTGCTGCTGCTCTTGAGCTTGGCGGCCATATTCAGCGCCGTTACGTGGGCGCGTCTGTGCTGGCTTCTCGTTCAATTCAATTTCATCTGGTGTGTAAACACCTAAAATTGCTGACGGGGTATAAAGTCTTGACCAGTTCTTTACCTGCAAGTAGCCCATCTGTTGCTTTACGTTGGTTTTCCAAAGTGGGCTATTTTTAGTAGTCACTGAATTACTGTTAAGCCACTCGCCCCAAGTGATCTCACTCTGGCCGCGAAGTACTGCACCAACTCGGCAGCTAACCGACATACTTGCACCGCTGCCGACTTCATCTTTATATTCATAGCTAAATGGGCTGCAAATCGCATTGCTTGAAGTTACTGCAGCATTTACTAACTGCGCCTCATAACCAAGCACGCCATTAACTAAGTGTGTTTTCTGGGCTACTGCAAAAGGGTTCATGCCCCAATTTGACGCTTGAATAATGATGGCTAAACAATCACCTTCATTACCTTGCAAGTGTTTAGGTACAGTTACTTTGCTGCTTGCCATTGTTTTAGCCAGTGCTGTAGCTCGTGCCATATTTTCATCGTTGGTGATAAGTGCCATTGAGTTAGCGCGATCACTTTGAATCACGTTAAGCTCTGGCGCGTCCTGCTGGACTACTGCGGTTGATGCTTCCATTTGATACCTTTCTTAATCGGGACTATGCCGATAGTTGAAAATCCTAAATACTTACTTTTATTGCTCTCAAAAAACTCTTAACTATTCCGCTTCCATGCCTGCGGCAATAGCTGTAATACTGCGTAAAACTCATTCTCTTTCCAGTCTTGAAACCTTGCTGCACTCAATCGTTGCCTTGCTACTGCCAAAATCTACGTTGCACCAGCTTGATTTGTACTTTGCTTTTTCTTCGTTAATCGCTTTCTGTTCCACGTAAGCAACTAGAGCAAGTAGGGCAAAGAAGGCTAGAGAACCGATAACTACCCATAAGGCTGTGTAAAGTTTTTTCATAGTGGATGCCTCGCTCTAATCTGCTTCATCAGTTGCATGTTGTAATCAAGCTTGTTTGGTGCGGTTTCATATCCAGCTTGGTACTCTGTAAACTCGTTAGCGTGCTTGTTTTCAGATTCCTCAAACACCACACGCTTAACGCCGTCTTGGTCAATGATGTATTGCTGTAGTAAGGCCATGGTTAAGCGCCAGACTTTTCTAATTGCTCACGTTCAAAAGACTCATACGTTTCATCGCTATATTCCCAATTCTGGTTATAGCCGTATGATCTAGGGTCTTCATCTTTATGATTAATGCTCCAAGCAAGCGCAGTGAAGTGTTTTTTCTGCTCATCAGTCATATCGCTGTAGCTAGGGGCAATATCTTCTAGGCTTGTTACTCCGTTTTTTATCGTGTAAGTACCTACATTGCTTCCTAAGTCTTCATCGGCATAACTGATATTCAAAGTTACAGAAGGCAGATTTTTTGATAGGGTTTCTATCAAATCAGAAGGGTGCGACCATGCAGTATCAAACTGATATGTAGTAGCGCCTTCCGGATGACCTTCACTAGGCTGTTGATAAGCATTCCATTTAGTGCCCCAGTGAGCGTTATTCCATTCGTACCAATACATAAATCCGCATTGATGATGGTTGCTAATAGCTTTTTTTACTAAAAGCCAATCCTCATCTGAAATTTGGTTTATTGTTTCAAGACAAGTTGCTCTGTTGGATCTTTCTAGAGCGCCTATTAATGGGTGACTATTAATTGGCGTTTGAATAATAGCTTCTGCTAACGTTGTTATCCCACTATGCGGCTCAAAGTCTTTCAAGCAATCTGGCACCGGTGAAATCACTGAAAAATCAACGAAGTTCTTGTCGTTCAAGAATGCCTTGCGCACGTCTTTTAAATCGGCGTCGCCCAAGTTGGCAATCTCAATAATGTTAGTAATGTGATTTGGCATGATTAAGCCGCCTCTGGCGATGTATGTGCCATCATCTGGCGCTGTGCTTCACGCTCTTTCTTAGCTTCTTTCTCAGCACGTAAGGCATCTAAACTAGCTGGCTTATGTACCAACACCTTGCCTTGTGATTTAAAAGCTTCTACGGTCTTATCTGTGCCGATAACAGCTACCTTATTTGCCTTAACCTGCATGGCTTGCATCGCTAAACCTGATTGCAATATGTTCATTTCATTCACCTTAAAAAGTGGGCTACTCACTCGCGCTTTCGCCCATAAACTTTGGGGAAGTATCGAAACGGTGTTTTGTTGCGATGTGTGAATCTTAGCAAGCTAAGAAACAAAATGCAACAATTATTTTAGCGTACTAAGATTTTATTTTTAGTTATAGGCAGATTGGCGGATTAAAGGCGTAAAAAAACCTGCAGAAGCAGGTTGTTTGTTGAGTTCTTTTTAGTGGTAACAGTTGAGTGCTGTTGATTGTATTCTTACTGCGTTAGCAATCCATGCGCTGTGTTCTACATTGGTGATAGTAATTGCATCTGCACCTAATGCGGCAGCTTGTTCTAATGTGTCAGCTAAAGCCAAGTTATAAACATTGTCGGCTGGGAGTATTTCTGTTTTTATAGAATTCACTGATCCAATCATTTTGCATTTACTTATTAAAACGCTATCTTGTTCAATGACCTGAATGGATTTAGCTTGGCTGGACAGTTTAGTTGTTGTTGCGCACCCTGAAATTAGTAAGGCCAATATAAGTAATATTTTCATAATTACACTCTATTTAAAAAATCTTTCCAATATTTAATATAATTTTTTCATGTTAAATTCGATTTTTAATTTTTCTAGCCGGCACTGGATAAGCAACGTAATACATCCAAACAATCTGATCAGGTGTAAACGTGTAGATTACTGGATCACCATAGCTTGCTAACACAACACCGCCTCTGCGTGATATTAACTTTTTAAGCATCACCTGGCCTGTAGTTAGTTTAATCAATACATCATCTTCAAGCTCTGGTTCAGTGTCAGGCTCAACCAACGCATAGCCGCCATGATGGTATTTAGGAATCATTGAGTTTCCATCAACCCTAGTGATAAATGCATTCTTATCACTTGAATACACTTCACCATACTCATCATGACCATTACATAAACGGCCTTCATCTGTAAATAATCTATCTGGTAAACCGCCCATAGCTTTTCCGTAAACAGGTGGGTAAGACAAACTCGCTTCGACTTTGTAGCTGTTTGGTGGAAGCTCAGTGCTCGTGGGTTTCATTTTTCCTTTACCAGAGGCTAGCCACTCAGGATTAACGCCAAGCACTCTCGCTGCATTTAAAAGATTTTCACCTTCAATCTTTTGCGTAGCACCACTAAACCACTGACTAACTGCGCCAGACGACAAGCCGCACGCTTTCCATATGGCGGTCTTAGTAATTTTTGATTCTTTTAAGGCTTCTTCCAGCCTGTCTTTTAGCGTGCTCATAGTGATGGTAATCATATATTCATTAACTCTTAGTGTGCTTCACAAAACGCTTGCAATTTATTCTTAGCGTGCTAAGATTGTGTTTATGGAAAAATTAAACGAAAAACAAATCGAGGCAAATCGAATTATTGATGCGATGGGCGGCACTTCTTCTGTGGCTGAGATTTTCTCAATTACAACTGGTGCCGTAAGCCAGTGGCGTGAAGATGGCATTCCTGATTCAAGGCTATTTAGCATCAAGTTAATGCGTAAGGATTTGTTTAAAAGTAACGTTAAAAAAGCTGCGTAAGGAACCAATATGGCTAAGCACGATGTAATCGTTAAAACAGGATTAACCGCAGACCAATTTATTGCATTTCGCAATGATGCAGAAGCATTAGGGCTAAGTGATTCAGGATGCCTTCGCCTCTT